CTTCTAACTTAGCTTCGATGTTAGCTTGAAAACCTTTAAGGTTCTCAGCCATTTCGTTAATTACGTTTTCCATTTTTACTTTTTTAATATTTTATTAAATTCTTTAATTGCCTTCAGGACTTGTTCATCATTGTTTTTAATTTCCTCGATTATCGGCTCAGGTGATTGCTCGGTCTGAGTGATTTCTTTAACGATTTCAATTTCTAATAATTCTGATTGAATCCTTTTTATTTCAATCTCCATCAACGCAAAGGTCTCATCTGTGAAACGACCACCTTTAAACGCTTTCAAGAGTTTCTCTAGCCTATTTGCTAATTGCTCTTTTTTAACTTCACTTTTAACAGAGATAGTTGGTGTCTCTGGGTTTGCTGCCCATAATACTGCACTACCTTCGTAAAGTTTAAGTTCACTAATAGTTCTTATTCCGTTCTTATCTACACTTGAATTAATTGTACTAAATCCAATTGAATGTTGATTGATAAGACCAGCATCATACATTTTAATCATATCCTCACCAGTCTCAGTTTCTACAATTGGAGTGATTGCTATAAGCATATCTCCCTCAACATATAATTGTTCTGGTTTACCAATTACGGCTTCCATTTCAGCACAATGGTCAACTAAAGACCAGATTAAGTTTTTACCTGCTGGACCTCTTTCCTTTAGAGTTTTAGTAAAGGCTTCAGGAACTATAATGTCATTATCTAAATCAATGTTTCCTGTTCTAGCCCAAACTGCTTTAACTCTACGAGTTTCGGTATCAACATCCATTACCTCGTAACCGATATCTTGTTTTTCAACAATAGTATCTTTTGATGCGTATGTTTTCATATTGACAAAGTTATTATTTTTTTTATTATTGTATTAGTGATGCTATAAGTTTTGATATTGCTTGACCCATTACATTTTGTAAGGCATTCCAAATAACTGCTATTCTACCCATTGGAGGATTATCTGCTAAGGTCAAAAGTTTTCCATTTGCACCTCTTACTGCCTCATATCCTAAAGTACATCTACAATTACAAACATTGGCAGCACTTGCTTTAGAATCGCAAGGGTGGTCCATAAATTCATAACCTAAGCCTACTTGATTATTAGGAACTTGAAATTGTTTCTCCATAGGTAACTTAACCCCATCCATAATTAAATGGTCCGTGTGGTCTCTTGGCTCTCTCCTCGTTCTGTTATCTCTAGCTGCAATCCATTCTTTTAATGTAACTAATCCAGTAGCAGTTGCACCTACTTGTGAACCTATGTTAGCTGCTCTGCCTGTTTCCGTTCTAGCAATAAGTTCTGCTCTATAATCCGTAATGCCTGAAGTTCTAAGCAAAGCAATAGTTTGAGGCATTGTTAAATTCTGCTCGGCTGACTGGATTAAGAATCTTCTTATTTGTTCTTTGGTTGTATCGGTTATATCTGCTGCTAATTGGTCTAAGCCATCATTCTGGAGGACTTGGATAATAGCATATTGAAAAGCATCGGTTTTAGCAGACTTATACTCCATAGGCACATAAACCCCCTTTACAGACTTTTTAACGGCACTTTCACTTATTAGAGCCATCTTAGTACCCATAGCCAAATGGAGCTTGTAAATGGTCTTTTTAAGTGCTTTGTCGCTAATTTTAGAATAGTCTTGTGTACGGCAATAGGTATTCACCTGATTTTGCAGTTCTTTCTTGAACTTAGGCGAATATTGTTTTAATGCGTTGGCATATAGTTTTCTATAATCTTGCCAAATCATTTTATGGGTTTAGGTTGTCAGGAATATTCAAAGGTTGAAATTGGTCAGTAGGTTGCAAAGATGAAGGAATATAAAGTTTCTCCATCTCCTCTTGTGGAATATACTCTGGAGTTTTAATACCCATAATCTCATTCTTTTGAGAAGGTGGAATCCACCAAGCAGTATTTAACCAAGCAACTTGCTCTGATTTATTAGCTTCTAATTCTTGGTAAACTTGAATATCATACCCTACATATAATCCACTATTTCTATAACCCCAGTCAGAATGTAGTTTTCTATTTAAGTTTTCAGTTAAAGCATCTAACAAAGGAATAGCACATCTTAAAGTTAATGCCTTTTCCCCTTCTAATTGATTGTTGTAAGTTTTATTATCTGAATCGTTTAATAGTTGTGATGGTACTCCGTAAATATTACAAAGAGCCTTCATATCCCATTTCTCTGATTCAATGATATTAAGTTCAACAGGACTTAAACCTATTTGCTTCCAATCAACCTTATAACCTGATACTGCAATTGAGTTAAAGTTTGATGCACCACCTTTCTCGCTAACTGCTCTCTTTAATGCTTGTGCTTGTTGATTACCACTTATTGGGTCAAATCTATCATCATTCATAAATAGAACACCTGCTGGTCCACCATTTTGGAATGATGCAACGGCAGCAGTCTTAGCTTCGTTACTTCTAGTTAAAGTTCTAGCAGCTGCCAGTAAAGGACTTTGTCCGTATAATTGACCACCTGTAACTGTCCACTCAGGATTGAACATTTTGTCGTGTAAGATTTCTTTAGTGTCAAAGGACCACATTGCTCCGTAGTATAATTGGTAGCCAACTCTGGTTGGTGGGAACATTTCAATGTTGGCAATAATAGCCATATACTGAGCAGGTAAAGCAAATAATTCAAACGGCTTACCTTGATTGTTTCCTGTTTCAATAAGTTTTCCATATATAAATGAATTTCCTGTTATTAACTTAAATCCACACCATTGCTCAACTAAATCTGCCCAAGTATCTTCTCCGTTAGGATATTTTAATAGGTCGTTTAATCTTTGGTCTCCTGTATATATCTCAAATGCTTTCTTATGTAAATCGTTTACCTCTTGCCAGTTAGTAATCTTATCTGGTTGTTTCATTAATGATTTGTATCTTTTTGCAGATACTTCATCTTTAACTTTATAAACGTGGAATGGAGCAAGTTTAGCTTTATCAGTAATTAGTTTTACAATTGAGTAAACAATATCGTTAGCTATATATCCATCTCTTACGAATGCTCTTGAATCACCACCTTGCCAAGTAACGATACCTCGTTGAATAGCGACACTTGTATCAAAAGGAATATTAGGTAATAGAGTGTTTATCTTCTTTTTAGTTAAGAAGTCAAAAAATGCCATATTATTAGAATTTAAACAAAGTTATGATTTTTACATCAAAATACACTTACTTGAAATCTTGGCGAATATTCAAAGAACATTCTCATAGCTAAACAATCACTAAAATCAGGAGAACGACCTATTGCTGCTTTCACTTTATCTTTAGGAATTACTCCTTTTTTCATATCGTTATCTACTGACTTTTGTTTCACTTGTTCTAGTTCCTGAATGATAGTTTGTTTTTGTTTCCCATCTGCTTGTATGTAAAGTTCTGCTTTGTTAATCATATCTGCTAATTTAAAATAGCATTGAGACTTTAGGTTATCAAAGTTTTCCTTTTGTCTTGTTACAGGGTTTACTAATGGGGAACTATTATTGACAAATCCTTTACACCTAAGAATATCTACAACTCCACCTCCTACTCCATCCTCATCGCAAACTATATTAGATGTAGGTACTTTATGCTCGGTTGCAAAGTTCTTTATAAGTTCAGCGACCTCAACAACTGATTTACCATTGAATTGATAAAACCTAACACGAAAGCCACTCCATATACCAATAACAGTACTGTCATTACCAAAACGTGCCACATCGCAAGTAATGTAAGAATCCCCAATAGGAACAAAAGTATTGGTAAAAGAATCAAGTATTTTATCATAGTCTATAAGTTGTGCAGGGTCATCTATGTACTCCCAGTTACCAAATAAAAGCCTCTCTTTTGATACACTATCCAAAGTTAATAAGTTCTCTTTGTAATGCTTAGATATAAAAGGATTGTCATCTATCAAGGAAGTAATAAACTTTTTATTCTTAGATATTGTGCCTTCTTGTTCTGGCTTATAGAACTCCGAGTAAGTCCAGTTCTTTGCTGGGTTACAAGTGTAAAGAATCTTAGGCACTAAATCGTTTTGGTCTAGTTGGAATCTTATCCTTGATTTAATAATATTTCTAGCCTTATCATCTACTTGGTTAGCCTCATCAATAAAAGCATCGGTAATCTCTAGTGAACCTAATTCATCAAAGTTAGGGTCGGAAGGATAAGAGTAAAGGTCTTTGAGTAGGATAGTAGAACCATTGGGAAATTCTATTTGGCTTGTTTGTCCGTTAAACTTATAATGTTTGTTGGCTTCTAGTCCTTGCATTTTAGCTATCTGAAAGAAGGAGACTAAGGTAGTTTCTTTTAGGGTTTTTAACACGGCTCTCCCAATTAGTCCTCTTGTATTGGGATATTTTAATCTTTGTTTAAGTTGCCAGTAGCAACCTAAAGCAGTCTTTCCACCTCCTGCTCCTCCCCCAAATAGAATCTCATTTGTTGTTTTATCTTCTAATAGGTCTAAGGCAGTTGTTTGTTTTATGGATAATTCCATTATAGGCTTCCTGTTTTTTCAACGTAAGTTTTTTTCTCCTCCCAATTTATTTGCAGTCCTCCTGATAGTTCTATCTCGTTTGTTTGTTTTGCTCTACCTTCTAGTCTATCAAGTATTTCCTGATAAGCCTTTAAATCGCCTTTAAATGCCTTTTGTAGTACCATCATATCTAATTGCTCTGCCACTGTAAACTCCTCTTTCTCTCCTGTAATTGGATTGGTCTTTACTTGGACCAATTCTAATAATCTTAGCAATCTAGTCTTTGAGTTTGGTATTCCTTTCGGTCTGCCATTAGGGTTTCTAATTTCCCCTTTTTGAGCAGGTATTAAATTTTGTTCGTTTGCCATATTCTCTAATCTCTTTCTTAATTCTTACAAAGTTACTCCGTTCTTCTTGATAACCAAGCTAGGGTCTAGTTTCTTCATTTTTCACTCATTTCCATAGCATAGCAAGTTCTTTTCATTTGATGTGATGCTATCATTGTAGTTCCAGAGCCACAAAAAGGCTCAAATACTAAATGATTTAGTTCTGTAAATGCCTCAACTAATTGCCCATATAATTTTACAGGCTTAGGACAAGAATGAAATTCTCTAAGTGATTTTCCGTGTAATTCCTCCTTTTCTACCATTAATTCAATTACATCATTATCTAGTTTTTTCTTTGGAGGGTCAATTATTAATATCGGTTCCCAAGTTGATGCTCCTCCGACTCCATTACCGGCTTGAGCAAATTTCTTAAACCAAACTGCTACTTTAGTGTTTCCAAATCTTGATATATCTCTGGCTAAATTCATTAGCCCAGGTGTCCAAACCTTTCCACATTGATGTAAAGCAAATACATCGGAAACTAATTGAGCATTAACATCACTATCATTATCCTTGTGTTTATCATATTCATATCCTATTCCATAAGGAGGGTCAGTTAAAACTAAATCAGCTTTTCTGCCATTCATTAATTTATCAATATGCTCTGGATTAGTACTATCCCCACAAAGCAATCTATGTTCGCCTATTTCAATAATATCCCCATAAATAAATTCAGTATTTATTTCATTAGGTATTTTAAATTCATCATCTTTAGCCTCTAAGACTTCTGCATCAAAGTTTGGTATATCTAAACCCCATTCAGTTAGTTCTAAGGCATCCCAATTATTTGCTAAATCATCCCAGTCCCATTCTCCATAGCCTACATTATCCTTAACAATAAACTCTTTCTTTTTCTCCTCAGTTAGATTGTTTGCGTGAATCACAGGAACATCTGTTAACCCAGCTTCAAGACAAGCCTTTAGCCTCATATTGCCACCTAAAACCATATTGTTCTCATCTATAACAATAGGTCTAAGTTCTAGCATTTGTGGGAAGTCCTGAATAGACTTTACAAGTTGTTTAAACTTATGGTCTTTAATTAATCTAGGATTATTAGGATTAGATTTTATTTCTGTTATTAGCATCTGCCTTGTCGGTTATAAGGTTTAGTAGGTTTGTCTTTAGGACCATTTGTTTTTTTAGCCTTTCCTTTTTTTCTTGACCCAAAGGAAACCTTGCCATTAGGATTTAGTTTCGCCATATTTATTTATTAATTCGTTTAACTCTGTTCTAGTCCATTTCTTTATTAATCTGGACTGACTTTCTAAGTGTATTACCATTCTTTCGCCTATCTTATCTATTAGGTTTTTTCGGTAGCCTATCAGGTGGAATTGGTCGAACCCATTACAAGCCTTGCACTCTCCGTTTACATTATACTCATCAAATCTTAAAGCAGAACTATTCTTGACAGGCACATAATGACCTGCATCCATTTGGGAGGTATCTTTAGTAGAGCCACACGATATGCAAGTAAAGTAACCATTTTGACTATCTCTTTGTCGTATATAACGATTAAAAATTGTTTGTGTCTTTCCTGTAAGTTTTGGAATGGTTTGTAATGCCATAGCACAAAATTAGGGATTAACTTGTACACGAGCAATTAAAAGCTGGGTTTAAATCGGAAAGGTCTTGTCCTTTGAATAAATCGTTTTGTGCATAATTTAGC